ATTATTTGCTGATGATATGCGTGGTGGACTCGATGAAGTAGTCGGTGATATACAAGCTAATTTAGGTTCAATGATCGATAAACATCTACCAGAAGAGGAAGATACAGATTATATTTCATCAGCTATAAAAAATGCACTACCGTTTGATGAATTTGCAGGCGTAGATAAAGCAATAAATGAACAAGAAAAGATGTTATTATTTGCTGATGATATGCGTGGTGGACTCGATGAAGTAGTCGGTGATATACAAGCTAATTTAGGTTCAATGATCGATAAACATCTACCAAAAGAAGAAGAAGATACAGATTATATTTCATCAGCTATAAAAAATGCACTACCGTTTGATGAATTTGCAGGTCTTGACAAAGCAATAGAACTACAAAAAAATATTCAAAAAAATACATCTGGCATGGATGTATTAGCAGAAGATGGTAGTGTAGCACAAGGTATCAAGATAAATCCAGAAACTGGAGAAAGATATTACACTGATATTCCTGAAGAATCTAAAAAGAGCTTAGATTCTCAATTAAAGACGACTAATCCCTTTTTTAATGAGAAAGGTGAATTAGATCTTAATACTATACATCTACCAGGAATGAAAAAATACGGTGCAGATTTAAAATCTCAAACTCAGAGTATATCTAAAAAAGAAGAAAACGAAAGCAGTGCTGAAACTGCTAGATTAAAAAGACAGGCAGAAAAAAAGTCTGATAGTGAAACATCTAATAATGAATCTAAAACATCTGAATCTAAATCCACTGCAACTGTAACAAAAGATGCAACTCTTAATGATGTTGTAAAACAACTAAGTTCATTAAATAAGAATATGCAGAATCTTATTGATCAAAATCAAAAGTTACTAGGTGATCAGCTCAGAGCAGTTAAAGCAAATAATAAAAATAATTTTGTAGGCGTTTATTAATGAGTTGGAAAAAATATTTCACACCTGTACTAGTAGATAATCAACCTGGAACATTTAGTCCATTAGGAATGAATGCCAGTAGACCTGGGCCTGCAAGGGCAAATTATAGTAGCTATCTTCCAGATGTTTATACAGGTGCTCCTAATCGTATTGATAGATATCTTCAATATGACACTATGGATATGGATAGTGAAGTTAATGCTGCCCTTGACATACTTGCTGAATTCTGTACCCAACCAAATGAAACTAATAAAACACCATTCCAACTTCATTTTAAATCACAGGCAACTACTAGCGAAATAACAATATTACGTGAATATCTACAACAATGGTGCAAAATGAACAAATTTGACACACGGGTGTTTAGAATCGTAAGAAATATATTTAAATATGGCGATGGATTTTTTATTAGAGATCCTGAAAGTAAACAATGGTATCATGTTGACCCAGGTAAAATTACAAAAATTATTGTTAACGAGAGTGAAGGCAAAAAGCCAGAACAATATGTTATTAGAGATTTAAATCCAAATTTTATGGACTTAGTTGTAACTGCTATTAATCCAAATACAACCAATACAAATAATCGAGGAACAGCATATGTAGCAGGAGGAGCTGCGGCTAGAGGACAAGCTAGTGCCTATCCAATTAGTCCAGGAACACGTTTTCAAAACAATCAAAATGAAGTAGCTATTGAATCTAAGCACGTTATACATCTTAGTCTAAGTGAAGGATTAGATAATAATTATCCTTTTGGAAACAGTCTACTTGAACAGGTATTTAAAGTCTATAAACAAAAAGAATTATTAGAAGATGCTATTATAATTTATAGAGTACAACGTGCTCCTGAACGCCGTGTTTTCTATATTGATGTAGGTAATATGCCAAGTCATTTGGCTATGAGCTTTGTCGAACGTGTAAAAAACGAAATACATCAAAGACGAATTCCTAGTTCTACAGGAGGAGGACAAAATGTTATTGATAGTGCTTATAATCCATTAAGTATTAATGAAGATTACTTTTTCCCACAAACAGCAGAAGGTAGAGGGTCAAAAGTTGATACTTTACCAGGAGGTACCAATCTCGGTGAGATAGATGATTTAAAATATTTCACTAATAAATTATTTAGAGGATTGAGAATTCCTAGTAGTTATTTGCCTACAGGAGCCGATGATAGTCAAGCCAGTTACAATGATGGTCGTGTAGGAACTGCTTATATTCAAGAATTAAGATTTAACAAATACTGTGAAAGATTACAAAGTTTATTAGAAGACGTATTCGATCAAGAATTTAAATTGTTTCTTTATGATAAAGGAGTTAACATAGATACTAGTTTATTCGAGCTTCAGTTAAATCCTCCTTTAAATTTTGCTGCATATAGACAAAGCGAGATGGATGGACAAAGAATTAACACATTTAATACATTACAACAAGTTCCGTTCATTAGTAAAAGATTTGCCCTAAAAAGATTTCTTGGTCTTAGTGATGAAGAAATGGCGGAAAATCAGAAACTATGGGCTGAAGAAAACGGTAAATCTAATATTGTTTCTACTGATCCGAGTGGAGAACTTCGTGGAGCAGGGATTAGTCAGGCTGGAATAGAAAGTGACTTAACTGATTTATCAGATGAAAATGCTCCTCCAGAAATAGGAGCGGCTCCTGGAGAAACTGCTATGCCGCCTTCTGGGCAAGCGGCTCCATCGGCACCTGCTGGAACTGTAACTGTATAAATATTTTTATGATATTACGTGAATTATTTTATAGAAGTCAAGAAGCTAACGCTCTTTCGGATAACCTTGGATATAGTCCAAGAAGAGATAATGATGTCATGAAAAGAAGTGACACACGTAAGACAAGATTAAGCTTAAAACAAATAAACGAACTAAGAAAATCTAGTGAACGGCATATTCTAGAACAAGAAAAAGAATTAGAATTTATTGAATCAATGTACAAGCCTCCACCACAGCCAGCAGCATAAATTATTCAAAAGGATAATTATGCGTAGTTTTGTATGTGGTAACGGGAAAAGCCGTTCTAATATTAATCTCGAAGAATTAAGATCCTATGGTTTAATATACGGATGTAATGCGCTGTATAGAGATTTTACTCCTGATTATCTAATAGCAGTTGATGTAAAAATGGTCGTTGAGATAGAAAGTAAAGGGTATCATCTTAATAATCCGGTATGGACTAATCAAAATTCTAAATTTAAAAAATTTAAAAATCTAAATTATTTCGAACCAAGTTTAGGATGGAGCAGTGGACCAACAGCCTTGAATATGGCTAGTAATCATGGAGCAACTGAAATTTATATATTAGGATTTGATTACATCGGAAGTCCACGAGGATATGTTAATAACATTTATTCTGATACTGAAAATTATAAAAAATCAAACGAACAAGCTACTTACTATGGTAATTGGAAAAGACAGACCTACGAAATTCTAAAAAAATATCCTAAAGTAAATTACTATAGAGTAGTTGACGAAAATTTTTATAATCCTGATTTTGATGTATTAAATTTTGAAAATATCACAATTGAAAATTTTAGGAAAAATATTACAACTTGGAAAAAAATACGTTAAAAATACACTGTTTAACACGGTTTATTGTAATAATTTGTAAATATAATTGACAGCCTTGAACTTACAGGAGACCAAACATGACTGATCGAAACAAATTCGAGCAGATGCTCGAACATCTAATTAATGACGATAGTGACAAAGCTAAAGAGCTTTTCCATCAAATCGTGGTTGCTAAATCACGTGAAATTTACGAACAAATTCTTGCTGAGGATTTCGAAGACCTTGACGAGAAAAAAGAAGACGACGACGAAGATAAAGAAGTCGACGAGTCTGCTGAAGAAGACGATGAAGACAAAGACATGGATGAAAGTTTCGGTTTCTCCGAAGGCGAAGATGATGAAACTGGTGACGATGTAGGCGGTGATGCCGGAGACGACATGATCGACGACCTTGAGGCAGATGATGAAGAAGGCATGGATGATACAGATGATATAGGCGGCGAGGGCGACCTAGAAGATCGTGTAATGGATTTAGAAGATGCTCTTGATGAACTCAAGTCAGAATTCGAAGCCATGATGGGTGGCGAAGAAGGAATGGATGACATCGGTGGTGATGAATTCGCTGCTGGTGACGATGGTATGGGCATGGATGACATGGGCATAGACGATGAAGAAGATAAACTAAGTTTTGAAACTGATAATTTCATGCGTGAATACGTAGAAAAGGTAGGTGGTAAAGACTATACAAGCTACGGTAAAATGGGCGATAATGGTGTTAACACCAAAAGCATT